GCAGATACAAGCAAATGATCCACTGACTGATTATCAAGTAGAAACGTGCTTAGGTAAAATTAGAAAGTATCGACATTCGTTGTTATCACAACAAATTGACGTTAAGTATATACTTGAAAACGTGCCGTTACGGATGCCGATGAAAACGTTAGACCATAAACGTCGAGTATATCTTGAGGTAATTAACAACCGAAAACATATTATAATAAAGTATTCTTTTTCAAACATATTCGACATAGAATGGACAAAAATAGCGAATCGCCTAACTGGACAGGTATACAACTCACCAACGGCTTGTAAAACTGTAGAATACAGTGATCAAAATCTATTATTAATCAGTAATATGCTAAGTTCGTTTAATTTTCATTATTCGGACGAAGTATTAGAATTACTCGATACGTGTAATAAAATTCTCCAAAATAGACTATCATATATTCCGCAACTTGAAAAGAATGTTTTGACCAATGAATACGAACTTAAAAATGTAAGTGATACCTGTACAAAGCACTTTTTAGAACACTTTGGTAAAATAACTGACGAAAATTATATTAGTGCGATTTCTGCATTACGAAACTATGGAATCTATGGAATCTTTAATACTCCGCAAACTGCTTCGATAAGCAGGCTTAGTTTTGACGTGTTAAGCACTGATCAGACAAGATTTCGAGTTTTGCCATCAGTATATTCAATAGCTGATTTAACTAATACAATAAATGAGCTATCGCAATGGCCGGTATTAATGATCCTTGACGATAATGCTAATCTAGAACAGATAAAAGGGATCGTTGACGATCTTACTAAATTTGTAGAGCATAAAGAAATTAACATATTTTTTAGACCAACTCATAACGAAGAGTTTTCTCAGTATATTCGATCTAATAACCTAAACAATTATATTAATGAGAAAATAAAAGTTGTAGTGATTACTAAAAATAAACTACCTAAGCCATTAGTTAATGCTAATTGGTATCCTGCTTCTGCTATTGTGGTATCTCAACACGATCATGGAAAACCGACTACTTTCTTAAACGGTATTCCAACAGTTTATTACTATAACGATAGTATTACTGCAAAATACACTACACTTAAAGGAACTTTATCTATACATGTTCTGTAAATTAATTATTAATGACGAAGTAAATATTAAACTGGAGGGACTTCCAGTTCAGGTACGAAGAAAAATTTCAAATAAATTAAAGTTTGAATTGCCTTATGCAAGGCATATGCCCAAATTTAAACTAGGAAGATGGGACGGAACTACAACATTTTTTGGAATAGGTGGTAATGGGTATCTAAATCATCTTGACATTATATTAAAAATTCTAGAAGAATCGAATATCGAGATTGACGAAATCGAAGATTTAAGACATCCTCATAAATTTGAGTTTGAAAAGATAACAGAAAATCACTGGTCTGATCAGGGAAAAGTTTGGCCAAAAGGTCACGAAAGAGAAGGCCAGCCTGTGGTATTACGTGACTATCAACTAGATGCCATTAACAACTTTATGGAGAATCCTCAAGGATTACAGGAGTTAGCAACTGGTGCTGGCAAAACTCTTATCACAGCAACCTTAAGTGCATTATGCGAACCCTATGGCCGTTCATTAGTTGTTGTACCTAATAAAAACCTTGTAATTCAAACTGAAAAGGATTATATTAATTTAGGGCTTGATGTTGGTGTATACTTTGGTGATCGAAAAGAAATCGGGCGAACGCATACTATTGTAACATGGCAAAGTCTTAATATTCTCGATAAAAAAGATTGCGAAGACGAAGCGTTAACATTAGCAGAATTTATTAATGGTACAGTTGCGATAATAGTCGACGAGTGCCATCAAGCAAAGGCTGAGGTTCTTAAAAAACTCTTATCACAAAACTTTGCTAACGCACCTATACGTTGGGGATTAACAGGAACTGTGCCAAAAGCAGATATTGAATTTCAAAGTATTCTTGCTACGATCGGACCAGTGGTCAATCGAATTTCAGCACATCAGTTGCAGGAAAAAGGTGTATTGAGCCAATGTCATGTTAACATCGTACAATTACATGATTTCAAAGAGTTCAAATCGTATCAGGAGGAATTAAAGTATCTTGTAACAAATGTCGATCGAGTAGCATATATTGCTAATTTGTGCAATCGAATTAAGGAATCTGGAAACACTCTTATACTGGTAGACCGAATAGATGCAGGAACTCAAATTGCTGAGGCTATCGAAGGTGCTGTGTTTATTAACGGATCAGTAAAACTTATTGAGCGCCAGGATCATTACGACGAAGTAAAAGATGCTACTAATAAAGTAATTGTAGCAACCTACGGAGTTGCTGCTGTGGGTCTCAATATTCCTCGCATATTCAATCTAGTATTGTTAGAGCCAGGTAAGAGTTTTGTTCGAGTAATACAGTCAATTGGACGTGGCATTAGAAAAGCTGAAGATAAGGATTTTGTCCAAATATGGGACATTACATCAACATGTAAATATGCGAAACGACACTTAACAGAAAGACGAAAATTTTATAAAGAAGCTCACTATCCATTTACTACAGATAAAGTAAATTGGCAATTACTATAAGGAATAATAATGTATATACTCACACTTGACGACATCGCGTTTGATTTATCAAAGATACCAGATGAAATAGAAGATGACTTTAGATTCTCAGTATTAGATAACAATAATCCAAACGATCCTGATTATTTCTTTATGCCATTGATATTTTTAGAATCCTTTAACTCGTCAGCAATGGTATTAAACATCGGCGGAAATGAAATTGCTATGCCGATTGACTGGTCGATAGCAGTAGGATGTTCTGATGCTGGGACCGAAGTAGAAGTAATTCCTTTAACTAGTTTAAATGACCGAGGCTTTGAAGCGTTTTTAACTAATCCTATATCAAGTTTTCGACATTCGTTTGCAACTATAGAAATTGTTAACGTATACAACGACGTTAAATGGTTTTTTCCTAAAATGAAAAATAATCAGTTGTTGACTGTTCCGTTACATGCCGGATCGTCACCGACTTGTGCATTTTTTGTAAAAGACATCAACCGTCAATCGGAAATTATTAACTATTATAAATTACCATAATGTATACTACTCCTGTGATCATGGAAAGTTCAGACGGGGGAAAGACCGTTCGAGCCCGACCATTTAATGTTCCTGAATATCAACAACCTAAGTATCATGGGCTCAGCATAGAAGAGTTTATACAGATAACCGAGTTAGCTAAAACGAATCTTGCATTGCACAAAGCCCTAGATTCTGTTATACTAATATATCAACTGAGCAAACCAACATGACAGATAAAATTACTATCAAAGATGAAACCGCTGCAATTGATTTAGGTGCAAGGCTATTATGGGATACCTTTACTGAAGATCAAAGAAAACAAATCTCACTTTTTCTTTTACTTAGATATGCTAGTTCAATTAAAACAAATAATAGAGATGCACAAGAGTTAGCAATATTCAAAACTAACGAATATTACAATAAGCACTTCTTTTCCTTGTCAAAGCATCCAAAACTCCTATGGTATTTGGTATGTATGTGCGGAAACGAAGAAGAAAAGATTTACTTTCATGAATGGATCGGATTCAAAAAGAAGAATACAGATAACAAGGTGTTTAAGTTTCTTGAAGAGATTTATCCAGATAAAAACGATGCTGAAATAGAATTAATGATAAAAAAATCTAGTAAAGCCGAACTTAAACAGTATGCTAAAGACTTAGGACTCGATGATAAAGAAATTAAAAAGATTCTATGAACCTTGAAATTTTTGATAAACACAAAATGGCAAAGACTAAACGTATCACAGAAAAACCATTTACATGTCGGTATTGCGGTAATGGATTTACTAAAGAATCAACGTTATTAGTTCATAGTTGCGAGAAAAAGCGTAGGCACTTAGCTAAAGATCAGAAACATGTTCAAATGGGATTCTTAGTATACACTCGATTCTTTGAACTTACACAAAACTCAAAAGGTACAAAAACTTATGAACAGTTCGTTGACAGTGCATATTATAATGCGTTTGTTAAATTTGGTAGCTTTTTAAGTAATGTTGATCCGCTATATCCTTCAAAATACATCGACTGGATCGTAACTAGTGGAATAAAGTTAGATCATTGGTGTAATGAAGAATTATATTATAAGTATATTTTAGAGTTTATTAAAAAAGA